GAGACGCACAATTGAAGTATCAAAAGCAATATTATGCTAAGAATCCAAGAAAATGAGCTACATAATAGAAAGCTTTATAAAGAAACTATCAGTTGTACTAATGAGTGAAGAGAGAGAGTACTATACACTTTTTATTCAATCTCACAGTTTATTTCAGAGTGACAGGTTAATCTAGATAACAAATGGCAAAGAAAATAAACAAAACAGAAACCCAAACAGAATCGTCAGCGACAGCTATGATGAATTATTTTTCACCACCAGTCAATGACATTATGAAGGCAAACATCCCCGAATTCTTATACAAGCCACCTTATGGCTATCCACGTAAAATCAATGTACCTCATTTAAGAGACATCGCTAAAACTCCCTATATATTTAGTATAGTGAAAACTCTAGCAGATGAGGCAGCAGGTACTAAATGGGAAGTCAGAGTCAAAGAAGACTATTCTGATGACGAGGAAGCTCAAACACTTGCTAAAGAAGCAACATTATTCTTAACCAACCCTAACGGGAACGACGAATCACTTGAATTTATTAATAAAGCGGTTATTAAAGATATTTTAGAACTAGATTCAGGTATTATAGTCAAAGTATTCAACCCAGAAGGTAAACTATCACAATTATTCGCTAGAGATGGCGGTTCATTCTTAAAAAACCCAGATATTTACGGATATATGGGCGGAAGACAAGATAGAATAAACCCAATGGGTATACCAGTTACCAATAATTCCATGACAGCTAAACAGTATGGTGCAGCTTATTCAGATGCAGCTTACTTTCAATACGGCTGGACTACAGGTGGACATCCTATTCCTTTTGGAAAGAGAGAAATTATGTATATTATGCATAATCCACGAACAAATTCTATTTATGGAACTAGTCCAATGGAGATATTAACAAACACTGTTTATATGTTAATCTACGGGCAACAATACAACTTAGACTATTATATGAATGGTAACCTACCAGACGGTATGGTTCATTTACCAAATGCAGATAAGAAAACAGCAAAGTCATTCTCAGAAAGACTTAAAGCTAAATTTAAAAAAGTAGATGATTTAAGTAACAATGTTAGAGTAGGTCATCAATATCCAGTATTTTCTGGTGAAACAGCACCATCATTTATACCATTTGGAATATCAGCTAAAGACATGCAGATTCTTGAACAACAGAAATGGTTCATTAAACTAGTATGGTCTTGTTTTGGAGTAACTCCAGATGAAATGGGTTTTACAGAAGATTCAAATAAAGCAGTAGCACAATCACAATCAGCAGTACATAAGCGTAAAGCTGTACAACCAATTCTTGATACTTTACAATATCATTACACTACTCAGATATTAACAGAGTTTGACCCACAAGGTAGACTAGAGTTTGTATTTGATGATTATGATGTTGATGAAGAGGTTAAGAAATTATCTTTATACCAGCAAGAATTAACGTTGGGCATAAAAACATCAGAAATGATTGCAGAAGAAGAAGGAATAGATACAGCACAGTTAAAGCAATCAAAAGCAGATGCAGCAGTAGAAGAACAAAAGAATAACCCGATGCCAGAGAATTCTGGATTTCCTGAAAAGAAAGACGAAAGTAAAGACAAAGAGAAGAAGGAAAAGAAAGATAAGAAGTTAAAAGCATTTAAGTACAAAAAGGGAGATTCAGTAAAGATTATGATGGACAATCCAGGGTTCACTGGTTTAGTTGGTCATATTGAACAGATTAAAACCAACAAGAACAACGAGTTCGTGTACAAAGTAAGATTTAAAGATAAGTCATTCATTAGAGTATTTGATGAAGAATTCAAATGTGTTGATGAATATAATACAGCAACAGCTGATTTAACTATTAAGAGTATATAATGGCACACACACCAAATTACGAAATAGAGATTATTGGTAATAATGATTGTGAAAGTAGTGTAGATTATATTACTGAAATAAAGAAACGACTTGACTTTATTGAAAGTATATTAAAAATCAAAGTCAAACACAAGAAAAACAAAAACCATAAGAATGGTAATGAGGTATAAAAAAATGAGTATGAAAAACAACGAGATTAAAACATTAGAAGACTTAAAAAGAGGTTTTCCAAAGAGTGTTTTAGTGACAAAGTATAAATTAACAGAAGAAGATGTTAGTGACCTAAGCAATAAATGGATTAATTCACACCAATATAGAACTGGTTCCCCTTGGGTTACAGAACTACAATATTTTGAACAAGAGTATTTAAACTTACAGTTTCAAAAGAAATTTGATAACGAAATCCAAGCATTAACAGAAATGTTACCAGCAACAGGTAAGAAAGTTGTTGTTGTAAGCGAAAGTGGTATCAAATATGAAGCGAACGTTGAGAAGACTGGAGAGTTAGATATTAAAGTATCAGCTCCAAAAGCAGTACCAACACACATTAATGAGTTTAGAGGTAAAGATTACAAACACTTAGTATGGTGTTTATCACAAGACGAAATGACAGACGGATTAAAACGAAAAATCAAACGTTATATATTACACAGCTTATAGAGGTAGAAAAATGGAAAACAAACTATTCACATTTCGTTCAAATGAACTTCAATTTAAAACTGAAGGTAAGTTAAAGAGCGAAAAGAAATATTATATAGAAGGTTATGCTAGTACTACTGATAAAGATTTAGCTGGAGAAGTTATTAATGATAAAGCTCAAGCAAGTATGCTCAAACAATTTAGAAATAGAAATATTACTATTGATGTAGAGCACGAAGAATGGTATGGTGACGATGGTAAGCAATTACCTAAACCAAAAGGTACTATGATTCCAGTAGCAAAAGTAGTAGAAGCTAGACAAGACTCAAAAGGTACTTGGATTAAAGCAGAAATGAACAGCAACATTGAACGATTTGATGAAGTATGGGGAAGTATTAAAGGCAATTTTCTTAATGCATTCAGCATTGGATTTTTCCCAATTACACAAGTCGGCAATGTAATCAGCGATTTAAATATCGTGAACTTAACGCTAACAGGCACACCAGTTAATGCAGGTGCAACATTTACTCCAGTATTAAAGAGTGCAGTAGCATATTTAAAATCACTAAATGAAACGGAGAGTGAACCAAAAATGGAAGAAACTAAAACAGAAGTAAAAGAACCAGTTGTAGAAGCACCAGCACCAGTTGTTGAAGCACCTACAAACGAACTAAAATCAGAAGAAGATATTAAAGCAGAAGTAAGTAAAGAGACAGAAGCAGAAGTTAAAAAAGAAATAGAAGCACCAGTGGTTGCAGAACCAGTAGTAGCATCTAAAGAAACAGAATTATCTGATATGATTAGTAAGATTATGGAAGCAAAACTTCAAGATTGGGAAACTAAATTTTTGAAAAAGGATGATGAACCTACAAAGGAAACAATAACAGAGCAACCAGTTCCAAAAGAACCAGAAGCTTCACAAGAGGTCCCATCAAAGCCAATTACACCTTTAGGAATGATAAAAGCATTTGAAAAGCGTCAAGGCGAATTAGGCAATATGCCTAAATTAAAAGCTCTGGTGGAAGAAACTCCAACAGAAGTAACACAAGAAAACAAAACAAGAAGTCCACTATCATTAATATGATTGGACAATAGAGGTAAAAATAAAATGACAGCAAATTTAGGAAATGTCAGTGTTAATGCAAACAGTGCATATGAACAATCCTTTGGTACTCTTGGCGATAATACTTGTTACTCCGGTCAAAGAATCGGTGCAACAGACCTTAGAAGCGAAGAAGGAACTTTAGGACAAGCATATAATGCATCATTAAAAGCATTTAACGTGACTACAGGACCGGGCGCATCTCACGATGTTTATGGAAAACTATTAATTCCATTATACTTAGACCCACAAATTATAGACATAAGTAGAAAATATACTCCATTAGTGGAAATTATTCCAAGAGTATCAAATAGAGGACTTACAGCAGAGTGGTCAACTATTAGCAAACACGCAGCTTTCGTAGCAGCAGAAGACGCAGCTATGGCAGAAACTAATGACACTTACAGCAGAGAATCAGTAGCAATTCGTTACTTATACGCAGTTGGAAGAGTAACTGGTCAAGCAATCGCAGCAACTCCATCATTTATGATGCAAGGTATGAGTCCATCAGGATTTAATGGCGGTTTCGGAGCAGATAGTTCAGCAGCAACAGCAAAACAAATTGAAGTTCTTTCAAAAGCAAGAGCTATCAAAGAGTTAGAAGAAGATTTAATCGTTAATGGTGACGTTGATACTACAGGCGAATATGACGGACTTGTACAACAGTTTACAGATAGTACTGGAAACAACGTTGCAATGAGTACTGGAGCATTTGACTTAGGAGATATTAATCACGCTATTCAGTTAGCATTTGATGACGGTGGAAGACCTAATATCGCAACTTGCGGTTCAGAGACTTACGCTGACATAGAAGCATTAATTCAAGCAAAACAAGGTTTCGTACCTATTGCAAAGAATGTGTTTTGGGGTTATGAAACAATTCAGCTATCTACTATGGTTGGTACAATGCCAGTTATACCTAGTATGCAGATGAGTAACACTACAGCAGAAAAGACTTTATATTTCCTTGACTTATCAGTTATTGAAATGAGAGTATTGCAAGATATGACATACGAACCACTTGCTAAAACAAACGACAGTGAGAAATTTATGATGAAAATCTATGAGACTTTTATTATAAAGAACATCGCATTTTGTGCAGCAATTACAGGTATAGCAACAAGTTATTAGATAATTTAATTTAGTGGTAGCAATACCACTCTTTTTTATATTTAATATAATAAAACAAACGAGGTAAATAGATAAAATGGCACCAACAATTATAACACACACAAAGGTCGGTTTTCCGATTAATAATGGCGCATCTAACTCTGGAACTGGTATTGTTTGGGGCATATACGAAG